CTTGCGGGGACCCGGGCATAGTGCAGCTATACCCCCTTGATCGGGGATGATCCAACCACACTCCTACTGACACGAGGTCGACCTCTATGAATAGAGTTCGTAAGCGTTACCTTCCAGACTGGCGTTCGCAGTCCTCCTTTCGTTATAGAGAGTACAATGATCCGACCCGTAATGATGGGACGAATCCTGTGCTTTCTTTGGAGGCTCCTACGAACAACAGCGAGGCTTGGTATACGTATCCTCGTGGCCTACAGATTACTGTAGACGAGAATCATAACATATCCCGTTTTAAGAACAGACGATTGTCTGTTGATATAGACGGGGATGTTGGTGGCGATTTCCGGTCTACCAAGAAATATGTCATGTTTGACGGTTCTCCCGTCAGACACCATATTGATTGGTCCGGAAAGAATTCTGGGGCATGGAGACGTCTTTTATATGACGGACCCGTGTTCCCAGTTGGAATCGACGCTAGCCAAACCTCAGTTACGTTCTCAGATAATGATCTGACAACGGCTGGGGCGACCGCTATCGCTCGGTGTAAGCCCACCAACAATGTTGCCGACCTAGGAACTGCGTTCACTGAGATCTTCCGTGATGGATTGCCGAAATTATTCGGTGCCCATACATGGGAGAATCGTACCAACGTCGCCCGCTCTGCGGGCGACGAGTACCTCAATGCTCAGTTCGGTTGGTTGCCACTTGTTAATGATATCCGTAACGCAAGTTACGGTCTCGTTAACGCTCACCGGCTCTATTCCTCTTACGAGAGGAATTCCGGTAAGGTGGTTCGGCGACGTTATGAATTCCCAGTAGAGAGGACTGAGGTGACCCAGGCTATGACACCGGTAGATTGCTCTGATTTTATGCAGAGCTCCTACCCTGCCCGCCTGGATCTCACTAAACCCACACCGTTGCTTTTCAAGACAACCAGGACCTATAAACGGACCTGGTTTTCAGGTGCCTTCACATATCACCTACCCTCCAACTATTTTAGTCGGAGTTGGTTAGGTGAGAAGGCTAGTGAACTCGGGTACCTATTTGGTCTCGAGCTCACGCCTGATGTAGTCTGGAATGCAGCACCGTGGACGTGGGCCATTGACTGGTTTTCCAATATGGGAGATGTTACTTCAAATCTCTCAGATTGGTCCACCGATGGCTTGGTGATGAAGTATGGATATATCATGGAGCATCGCTTCATGAGTGTCACATACTACAATACAACACCTTCACGGTATAGACCGTATGGTGCTGTTTGGTCTTCTCCATTAACCGCTTATTATGAAACTAAGCGGCGGCAGAAGGCCTCACCATTTGGATTTGGACTAACCTGGAATGGGCTTAGTCCACGCCAGTTGGCCATAGCTGCGGCCCTCGGTATTACGAGGGTCTTTTAAGCAGTTGTATGGTTTCACTGTGCCTAGTCAATGGGGCTTGGCACATCAGTGCCAACCCTAGGAGTGATGCTCATGTCTTTCGCTGACCCTCAAACCATTACCATCTCTGGAACTACGACTCCGTTGCCCAAGATTTCTGTCGCGGGCGACGAGACGGTGTACCAGAGTGCTGATGGTTTGATCCAGATGCTGGCTTCCCACGACAGTGGGAAGAGAATCCGGCATCTGTTGCGGGTTAACCACTCGAAGCTCACTGCAGATCCGTTTATCCCGGCGGAGAACGTCAAGGTTTCGATGTCTTGTTACATCGTCTTTGACGTTCCTCCCGTCGGTTACACGGCTGCTGAGCAACTCGCAGTTTATACTGGCTTCAAAACCCAGTATACTGCGACTTCGGACGCTCTCATCAGCAAACTGCTGGCTGGTGAGTCGTAAGGGAGCGGTTGTTCGCGTGAAAGTGCGAGTCCCTGGGGTTCGCCCTGGGGATCCTCGCAATGAGCGCAGACAGCCGAGTTATGACTCGATAGATAACGAAGGAAACTTGGTATTTGTTGTCGAGCTTGGCTATAAAGCCACGCTCTTCATCATTATCCTAGCTTCCCAGTTTTTCTATACCTTCTTCGATCCCATCATGGAAGCCTTAGGGTATCTTCATCCCTAATGTCTCCTTTTGTTTTCGAAGTCGGTGAGTCATAACCTGACCGAATCAGTCCCTGTGGCCCTATCTGGGTAGTATAGAGTCGCAAGACTCTATGTCTAAGTCTTTTCGACTTAGATCAGATAGGAGTGAACGACATGGGCTAAGGATAGATTACCTCTATGAGGAGGGTCTATGAAAAGCCTAATGTCACTCTGGAACCGAATGGCTGATGACTTGGCCATTCTCTGCTGCACTAGCGCCACTTCTGACAAGATAACGGTCAGAAGGCGGTCTGAACATGAGGGGTTATCGTTTCTTACGATAACCCTACCTGACTTTGGGAAGTCTACCCAAAAGTGGATAGACCAAGGCCAGGTCGGCATCAACTCTTCCTTTTCTAATGGAAGAGGAAGTCTCCCCCTATTTCTAGGAGGTTTCTTCAACCGTGTGTTCGACCGAGAAAGCGGGGTGTTGCTCGATGATCCGTGCATTGACTCCATCTATGCCATTCGCCAACTTACGTTGGCTTTTGGTAAAATGGAGTTACCTTGTACACCCAGACGGGTGCACAAGGCTATGCGTTCGTACATCGAGTGTGAGTCG